TCCGCGCTACGGAGGTCCGCGCTACGGAGGTCCGCGCTACGGAGGTCCGCGCTACGGAGGTCCGCGCTACGGAGGTCCGCGCTACGGAGGTCCGCGCTACGGAGGTCCGCGCTACGGAGGTCCGCGCTACGGAGGTCCGCGCCGCAGAGGTCCGCGCCGCAGAGGTCCGCTTTTGCTGCAATCGCAGCCGCAACTGCGCCGCCAATTGATTCAGCGTCAGTCTCGAAAACTACGGCATCTGTGTATCTGTTTTTGATTTGGATTTTCATAAATAGACCCGGCTTGGCTGAGTTGTGGTCTATGTAGATTTTGAGTGTTCACTGCACTCCGTAGATTTGGAGCAGCCTGCCGGGAGAAAGTGTTCGCGGATGAATTCGCAAATCCCCGTCGCAGCCATCCGGTTAAAATCTCCGTTCGCGTAACGCTCGAAGGCGTCGTAGATCTCCTGCCATGCTTCTTGTTCTGTTAGCATATTATTGAGTGATGACGATGATTACCGAGACTGTTGCGAGTCCAAATGTCAACGCAAGAAACGCCGCGTAGGTAACGCGCATCCACAATGTCATTCAAGTATCCTCCCAATGATTGAGCGCATAGAGGCTCGGTTATTGCTCCGGGAAATCTGGGTCAACTCTTCCGCGTCGATCTCGCCTTGTATCATCCGGTCGCCGTTTTTTGCAGCTCGGCATAATGCGAACACAAGGAACGAAAGGCCGAGAATGATTAGCGCGATTGATAATGTGAGGATCATAGGAAGCGGGTGCGGATGGTTAAGTGAAATCGCAGCGGGAAAACGATTGAAGTCTCAATCAGCGTGCTAAGCTCACGCTTTCCATTTTCCGAAGCCCTGCGATAAAGCCACGCCTCAGTTGCTCCAGCAGTCCATGTTTCAGGCAAATAATACTCTACGTCCACGTAATCCATATTAGCTCTCCTTGTTCTTCGCTTCCGCCTGATACTGCCGGACGACCATCCCAACCCGCGCCGCCTCGCGTTCAAGAAACAGCTTGAACGCCGACATCTCACCTTTCGGCGCGTAGTGAATGACGTTCGTAACCGTGGCCTCGATGTTGGTCTTGATACACGCGAGATCCAGGTCGCGCTTTTGGCCTTGGTCTGAGTAGTCTTCCATCGGTGGCTTTTCCGGCTCCAGTCCTGATTTAACTCCGGATTCGGAGCGCGGGAACAGATTCTCTGAGGCTCCTTTGATGTCTTCCGCAGTAACCTTGCGATCCTTAGACTTCGCTTCAACCTGTGCGGCTTTAACAACCTCTTCGCGGTGCTCTGGCTTCACCCGTGACAACTCCCTGGCTTTACGCTCACTGTCTACCACGGTAGACATTTCGGACGGCAACCCGAGGCAGATCTCGGCACTATCCATGAGCTGATACGCACGACCCCTTGTCCACCCCCAGCGCTCTTTACAATAGGCCTCAAACGTATCGTGAGTCTCGCGATAAAGCTTGTTGTTTCTTATCTCTGCGAGCGCAAAACCGACTTCGACGAATGTGCGCTGGCCATTATGTATCACCTCTTCTAACGCAGAAAGCCGATCCTTAATTTCAGTGGTACTCATAGCGATTGAATGTAAGAAAGGAGTTCTTCTGTAGCCTCGAACCATTCTAAATGCCTCCTGAGATGCTTAAAACGTTTGTGCAGTTGTTTCTCAGTCTTAAAGTCACCAGGAATGATTTTCAGCACGTCGAGCGGAAACGGGCAGGATGTTGTGTGATTTTTAAGCCTCGCTTTGTTGTTGTCTGAAAATCCTATCTTAACCCTATTAGCTTCCCGGCAATACAGAAAATACACGGAAGGCTTACGCAAATCGGTTTTAGCGAAGTAGCTTGCGACTTGCTTTTTGTACACAGAGTCGGAATGGTGCAACGTATGCCAAACAAGCCCGAACTCAGGGTGTGAACCAATATCAGCTAAAGCGTGGTAGTAGCAGCAATGCTCTATAATCCTGCGTTTAGTCTGCTCGTCTTTAACAAACGTGATGTCGCTAAATAGCGCAATCGGGGTTATCTTTCCAAAATGAGCAGTTCCGTAGTAATTGCTGAGTGCCATAAGTTTTACTGTTAAAGAACCTCCTTGTGTAGGATTGGAGGGAGAAAATGTTTGCGGATGAATTCGCAGCGCGAGGCCGCGCCTTCTGGGGTGGTTGGCCAGCAAATTACAAGCGGTTCAAATCCTAATTTGATAAGATCCGCACAGAGCTTTTTGTCCATTGTCCAATAAGTCTTATCTGATATTACACGATTTTCGCGCTCAAGCTTGTGAAGAGCGCCGCAAATCCCAAACGACGCGAGCCGGTTATAATCTCCGTTCGCGTAACGCTCGAACGCGTCGTAAATTTTATCCGTGTTCTTGGCGTCCCTATTTTTCTTGCTGGAAGATGCTTTGCCTTCTTCCATTTTCTGTTTCATCTGGTTCTTGACCTTCGAACTGAACCGATGAATAACCAGCGGTGCTGCGCCTACGATTTTGAACGTTGCCCGCTGAAAGTTAGGGGGCTTGATTGTTACTGTTGTTGTGTCGCTCATGTTTTTGCGTTTGTTAACTAAAATCGAAACCGGAATTCGCTGCTTGTAAATGACTCCTCCGTAGAGTTTCCTCCATCCCACGACCTGACAGCCGGGGTGTGTGTTACTTCTTCATGTGTCATCCTAAAACTGGGAGCAGGGGAGGGAATCGAACCCCCTAAAGCGAGTTTATGAGGCTCGCTCAGACAACCAGTCTTCCCTGCAAAATTCACTTTGCACCTCCGTTTGCCTCAAAAACAGCTTTTGCGAATCCGGGCGGGGTCTCACTCCTAAAGTCGGCCCTGTCATCAGACGGCGAAGCGAGCCAGATCTTTTCGGTTACTCCCGCTGGCTGCTCATTGTGGATCGGAGCAGGCATCCGAAATCCATTTCCGGTCCATAAGCACGTCTTTTTTGTCCACAGATCTCCGTATTGCCACGGCTGAAAAATGTAATCCGGTTTGCGGCGGTGCGATGACAAACGCCCCACCGGATTTTCCAACATGTAAGGGAAGCCTCCAAACGTGAACGCGACCTCAACAGAGTCGAAAAGCTGAAGCGCATCCGCGAGCATCCATCCGGCTTTCTTTTTGTGGTCTCTCGCTCCGCTCACGCACAGGTGAGTGCAAGGCGTGAACCCAAATCCGATCTTAACGCGGCCGCGTGCTGACTCTGGTAGCCTCCACGATCTACAGTCACCCCAGACGTAGTGAATCAGGCCAGCGCCGACAGCTTCCGTCCTGTCCCTGCGGATTGAGTGCTGAACGTCAACACACCAGCATTCATACCCAGCCTCAGCCCACGGGCGAACCATGTTCCCGGTGCGGTCGCAAATTGAAATGACAACATCAGGGCTCACTTGGCGCCTCCTGATTTCCTCAGACCGGCATACGGTGCGCGTGAGTGAGCCCGATAGAACTGCTCTCGCTGTTCTGGGGAGTAGGCAGTAAAGAAATTCTCTAACGCAACCTCGACAATTATGTCGTTGGTCTTTCCGGTTCGGAATCTGTCCTTGGCGACCTTCTGCTTGAGGGTTTTTGCTACTCGCGTGTTTAGTTGCGTCGTCATAGGTTGCTAACTTACTAGCATCCTAGCAACAAACTACAATCGCACAACTATTTTTTAATTGAGTTGCTAGCAACCTGTGATATTATGGCGTCTAGCATTGTGTGTTATGTGATTTAGAAATTATGAAAAAACCACAAAAAGAGCAGTTCAACACGCGGTTGTCTGGCGACCTGAAACGCGCAATGCGAATCATGTCGGCAGTAATGGACACCTCGACAGAGGAACTGACAGAGGTGTTGCTAGCCGCATCACTCGGAAGCCGCGACCCAAAGATACGCGCAAAGCAGGAGCTGGTATTGCTTTTGGCTGGAATCCAGAAGGCGCACAGGGAAGCTCAGACCGAGAACGCGAAAAGATTTGATCAGATAATCTACATCATGAGCAAATACGATAGGCGTGACAACTTAAAGTCAAGCGATCAATGAAGGCCCCCGCGAACGGAAGCCCAACGCGCTTCACACCGTGGGTGGATGCGATGCTGGAGCCGCATAACGGCCCCGTTACTCCTTCCGCGCATGGCGGATGAGCTGGTCAACTATACACCCCATGTCAATAACAGCACCTTATGAAACTGAAAAGACTCGCTAAAGCTCTGGTATTTGTCACCGCAATTATCGCACTACTAGCCTTTTCCACGCTCATGTTGTGGCTGTTTTGGTGAAACTCGATTTCACTACACATCAACAACTTACGCAGAATCTGAAAAATAGTTCTGGACTGAGCGCAACGTTGCGCTAGAATGGCGACATGGTGAAACTTACAAAGCAAACAAGTCGCGGTGAAGCGGTGATCGAAGTAAGCAACGGAACAGCTTATGTCTCGCTGAATGGTCAGCAAATCGGAACGAGCGGCATGGTTAACAGGACAAAGCCGTTCGGCCCCGGCAATGCTTATGTCGGTGGAATCTGCAAGATCGCACTAACGGAATCCGAAGCCTCGGAAGTCGAGAGAATGCTCAAGGCCCGCGACTTCAACGAGGAAGAAGTATCCAGCAAAGACTCACGCGCTAAATACATTCAAGTGATGCGCGAAGTCCACGGCAATGTGAACCAGTTTGCGAAAGGCGGGGCGCTGTAAATCAACAACCCACACAATAATATGAAAACCAAAGACCAAATCACAACTCAGATCGCAGGCGGAATCTTTGTCTGTTGGGTGATAGGTAGTCAGGCTCGCGACGGGTTCATCCACGAGGACATAACGCTCGACTTTCGGCAGGACTTCAAAACCAAGGCCGATGCCGAAGCGTGGGGAGTGAATCGAGCGGCTGAACTCAAGAGTAATACGAGCTTCCCGTCTCAGATCCGCGTGGGAGTCGAGGGTGGCAGTGCCCGATGGATCACAAACATATAACAACACCCCATAGGAGGCGGCTAACCCACAATCTGATTTCACTACCCATCAACGACTTACGCAGAATCGAAAAAATACTTCTAGACTGAGCGCAACGGTTGCGCTAGGATGACGACATGATGAATACAGAAACAAACAAAACGGAACTCGTAATCGACTCAATCAGCAACGTATTCGGAGGCTGGGACAGTGGCTATTATGTCGAGGTATCGTATCACTACAATGTTGACGGTAGCGCCGATGGTTACACTCGTGACAGGCTGGCGATCAACCGCGACATTGCGAACGATGCAAACGCTGTCCGTGAATACGTCGAGAGTGAACTGTCTCCGGCGGAAGCCGACTACAGCGAATAACCACACAACCGGGAGATCCCAACAACCAACGAAAATATGAAAAACACGAAAACAATCATGCAAGAAGCCGAGAGCCTATCAGACGAGTATGAGTTTTACGCCGACGCTGAGCGACGCGGCGAGATTAGCAGGCGCGTCTATTATTCGGCCTGCTCAAAGTCTGGGTTGACGCGCAAGGAGGCAACAGAAGTCCTGCGCGAAAACTATCAGCGCGCAGGGATCGCGCATTTGTTTTAACCAAACCGACATGGATGGACGCATGAACTGCCCCAACTGTAACACCCATATACCGGACGACCTGGTCCGGCGAGAAGGTGCCAGGCTCAACGGTCAGGCCGGACGCGGTAAGTCGAAGGCCCGAACCAGCGAGCAGGCGCGAAAGGCGGCTATGGCCGGAGTGCGTAAGCGGTGGGCGAAGATGAGGACGTCCGGGACGTCCAAATAAACAACTAAACCAGAAATCTAGATAAAATAATAGAATGAAAGAGCGAACACGACAGAACGAGCTCGCCAACATTGGTTGGCGGGGCACACAAAACGAGCGCATGCTGGCGTCGGTTGTAGACCGGCCCCACATCCCGCACGCGGTCGCCGCTGCGGGATGCCCGCGGGAGACAACCAGGGCAGTCGCCGCCAGATTCGGGGCGACTAATTTTCGCATGGTGCGGAATGAGGACGGCGGCGCAAGGTGCGTCGCCGACTGGCCGGCCAAATATTTGTCAGGTCACTGATCGGCAGGACGGAGTTCTGCTGCTTGTGTCCGCGCTGGTGCCTGGCAGCCCGTTGGCTGTTCCGGGTGGGACAGCGGCACAGTTCATACGCTTTGATTATCCGGTGAATCCGCGCAAAAGTTTCGCTAATGTTCTGCGGAGTAAAATATGTTGAGTGCCCGCCGTAGAGCCAGACGGTCTTGTATGGCATCGACGCGTCAAAATTCTGCCACCCGACGCGGCCAAGGTCGCCATAGGGCCAGGCCAACATACGGGCGAAGCGGTTGCCAACCACGCCCAGGACTGCGTCATCGTCCGCGCAGAACGCGACTGCGCGGCGCAGCGAGCCATCCCTGATCCATTGAGCGACTCCGTTTTTCTCAACATCCGCCTCGCAGGCCGCTCCGGTGAGTATCAGACCAGCGATTCGATAGCCGCGGTCAATTAGTATCTTCGCCGTCTTCAACGCGATGACGGCGCCGTTGCTGTGAGCTACTAGCCACACCGGACAACCAGCGCGCTCGCAACATGCGTCAATGATCTCAGCCGCGAGACCGCGAGCGATCACAGGATCTTTGAGCAGGCAGTTGATTTTCGGAAACGGCCCGGCGCGATACTCCTTCTTGATGACGAGCACTCCGGGATCACGCTTCCACATCCATGATGCCAGCTTGTCAGGCCACGAAACCGTGGTCTGCTTTGTCATGATTCCGTGAATGGCTGCTACGATGGCTCGCATATCACTTTGCCGCTGCGGCAGCTTTCAACCCAGCCTCAGTAGCTTTGCTTACAGCCTCGGCAGTTGCGTTAATGATCGCAGCCTGAGCGGCCCCGGTGTTCGTGATGTTCTCTGGGTTCATCTTTGCTGTGAGCTTTTGCAGCTTGACTGTCACTGTTCCATTGGTTTCAGCGCGAACCTCAAAGCCTTCCAGGTCGCTATCCTTCGGCGTTACAACCGCGAACGGCTTGCCTCCGATGCTTCCGGTGATTTTGGTTTGCGGGACAACCTTCCCTACGCAGCCGGTCATGACGAGCGCGAGAGCTGCAATAAATGCGAGTTTCTTCATAAGTTTTCCTTTCGTATCAAGGCAACCGTTTCTTGATCGCCTCAAGTTCGGACCTGATCTCTGACAGCGCTAAATCGGTCGCGGTGAATTTACGAGATAGCCACCATGTAGCAGGAGCTACCACACCGATAACCGCGACGGCTGCGCCGATGGGTATATTCGTCTCTGAGTCAATGGCAGGTGCTGCTGCGGTAGCGGCTCCGCATGTTCCCGCTGTCAGAAAGACAAATGCAAATCGCGATAAGAGTTTCTTCATCTTCATCGGTTTATTTCCTCACCCTAAACCCTGTCCTGCGGCCCAACCGGCATTCATTGCTCGGGTCAGACTCCACGCCATCCGCATCCACCGCAGTAGCGCGAAACACCCACTGGCCAGGCGCAACCTGCACCACAAACCCGCGATTCGTCCCACCGTCATTTGTCGCCAGTAGCTGCCAATCTCCACCCGGTCGAGCACCGTAGAGCCGGAACGCTGACATGCTGTCGCCCTCGTAATCATACGCGAGTGACACCGGCCTCTCCACAGCGGCCAGCGCGGTCAGGCACAGCAGGAGGAGAATGGAGATGGTCATGTGCATCAATAAACCCCGTAGATTGAGTTAAGCTGAGCAATGACAGCAGCCTCGTTTTCTGTGGTCATGGTGCCGTTGTACCACAAAAATTTTGCCAGACCCATCGTCCCAAAATTCGCAAGGTTGTAACGCGCTCCTATTGTCAATCCTTTTTGCGCACTTGTTCCAACGTTGCCAGATGCAGCGATGACTCCATTCGTTTTCAACGTTGATGTCGCGCCAGAAAACCTCACAGAAACAATAAACCAATCTGACTCATTGACGGTACTCGTTGATTGCACCTCTAGATTACCTGCGTAGAAAGTCCATTTATCTAGCGATCCAATATATACCGCATTGCGGGCGCTATCTCCTCCACTGTCAAAAATGTAACAATTTTGTAGCGGTGGTTTTACTACCACAAATACAGTGCTGGGTTGGGTTATGGATGCGGTCGATGGGTTGCGGAGATATGTTGATCCGCCAGCCCGGAATTGCAGCCACGGAGATCCCATGATCTCGGATGGATTATTTGTCCAGTATGGTCCAAACGCGCTGGTAAGATCGTATGCGCCAGAAGGTGACAAATCCTCAACAGAATTGATCTGCTGCCCGACTATAGCAGCGATCGCACTTGCGTCGTAATGCATCACCAGCGTTCCGTAAGATGACCAATTCACAGCGCCACTGGTAGGCGCCGGAGTAGGCCCCTGCATTGCCGGATCGAAAATGCTGAACGCCTGGCCCCACGCTGAGGCGCACGTCAACACCGTCAAGAATGTCAATATCGCCATCATGGTAGTGCCCTCGAAATCGCGTTGGTGAAATTGAGCAAGCCGCCGATCGAGATCACGCGCACCCCTCCATTCGTGCAATACAGCGTCGTCCCATCCGGACACCTGGTCCCGTCAGGAAGCGCCACGGTGCAGTTGCTACCAGCCGTATTCTGCACCCACAGTTGGGCTGTTCGAAACTCGCTCGCGTGCATGTTGCCGAAATTCCCCAGCGTCGTGTTGGTCGTGATTGACAACATGTAGATTGCATTCGCTGCCGGGTTGCTCAGATTGATCCCGCCCAAGATGGCGTTCGTCGTGGCTGGTGGCAACCTCGCAGCGTCAATCGTCCCCGTCAGGTTTGCGGCACTCACACTGCCAATAAACTCCGGAGCATGCACGATCTGACCAACGTGCCATTCCTCTGTTGTCTCCCAAAAATCGATCCACCCGCCAGCGACCACCGATCCCGCGATTATCGGCTGCATTCGCACGATATCGTAGTCTGATGGGTCTCCGGGGTTCCAATTTGTCCATGTGAGGAATGAGTTAGCGGAATACGCTGACAGGTTGGTTAGATTTGCGCTCCCTACCTGCGGGATAAAATCCAGCGTCGTATCCGCGATTTCCTGCCTGAGGTCCGCGATGATGTTGGTTGAGATCGAGGCCCAGTTGGTTCCGTTCGCGGTCGCAGGTTGCGGCGCAAATCCAAGCGCTGGCTCAGCCCCAACATCAGCAGCATCCAGCGTGACAGCGCCCGTGAGCCCGTTGACCGATGAGACCGCGCCTGTGCTGCCGCCTCCAATGTTATTCGTCAACCATGCGAGAGCAGCTGGAAGGCCAGTCACACCCGATATCGGGATCGCTGGGAGCCGCGCAATGTCAATCGTTCCGGTCAGGTTCGTTGCTTGCACGAGCGGGTATCGCGGCTTCATATATGGTCTCCACTGGATGATATCCAGGAAACGGCCAGGTGTGGCTGCATTGACGGTGTTTGTCAGCGGCAGAGCGGCCGTCTGATACTGATAGTGGTACCGTAGCTCACCCCCAAGTGCGCCGTTGTCGTCAAGCAGATAGCCGGGAGCCCACCAGCCTGCCAGCGAGTTCTCGATTGACAGCTCCGCGTCGATAATAGATGCGTAGTCACGAGATATCATCTGGTATTTGCAACCCTCGGCGTTGCAATTCACCATTTTCATGCTGTGCCCGCCGAAGGCCGGGTAGTATCCATACCAGCACCCATACGTTGTCACATTCTCGATGAGTGAGTGCTCCTGAAATTGGATGCCTGTGTAGAATCCACCAATGATCGTGTTGCGTGTTACCATCGATCCCCCGCCTGCATTCGAGGTGTGCGGCATCCAAATCCCGCGTGATGTTGTGTTGGTTGGCTGCGGACCCGCATACTCCTGCCAACCCGTATCCACGACCACATTTTCGATGTGCGATGTTACCGCACCAGTGAGATCCAGCGCTGTCAGTCCTGGATTCGGCACCACGCGAAAATGCAAATTGCGAATCTCCACCGTGACCGCATTGAACTTCACCGTGGAGTCTGTCGGGCTGGTATAGCTTGATGCTGTATAATTTGCGCAGTGCATCATCCGTCCGTTTGTCGTGACGAGTGTCGACCACAGCACCGCAGCGCCTGGGACGATGCCCCACCGCTGAGACGGCACCACAGCAAATTGCCTGAGCGAAGGACTGATTGGGCCAGCCAGCTTGATTCGCGTCGAAGTCTGTCCAACCGGCGGCAGTTCGGGAAACCACAATTGCGCATTGTGATGCAGGCCGGCCCCGACATCCCGCAGCGCACCAGCCACCATGTAGATACCCGCCGGAAAATAGAGAGTCCCGCCGCCATTTGTGCCTGTTGTATCCATACCCGCTTGGATCGGCAGCGTATCGTCTGTCCCGTAAACTGAAGTCCTGTCGAGCACTGCGCTGTAAGCCGCATCCGCTATTGTGATCGCAGTTGGACCGCTCACTGACTCAATAGTGGTTGTTAGGTTCAGACCATCGGCGCCAGCCTCAACGATTGAGATAGTTTTCCCAATATCGTTCGGCGTAAATGCCGCCGCATTAAATGTCACATACTTTGAGCCCGCTATAGTAGCTGTCTGATTCACGAGCACCCCGTCACCCTTCGCGCCAAACTGCTTTACATTCCACTCCCGCGCATCGCTGCGGAGAGTCGAGATCACAGCGTTGCTGGCGGTGTATATCTCCGCTCGCCTGGCCGCGTCCAGTCCAGATGCAACCCCAGCCGCAGCCGTATAGGCCGCATTACTTGCGGTGTTGATCGAGGTGAGAAGCGCTGTATTGGTGTCGGATGCGATGGATACTGCAATGTTGGTTGCGGTGGTGGCGGTAACGCCGTTGGTTGGACTCGTTGCCTCCTGAGCGTCTATATATACTCGTCCGGCATTTGTTCGGTATGTCAAATTGTTACCAGCTCGAAGACCGTCCTTTGACCAGTAACGTGCATCGGCTTGCGTCTTGGTGTATCCTGTTGTTGAACCAGGAGTGGAGTTGCTTGAGACTCCGAAGTCCTCAGCACGAAATACACCGTTGGTTTCCGGAAACTCGTAGTAGCGGGTTGTCACTGTGAACGGGCCGCGCACCTGAAGAGCGTAAGCACCTTGCACCACATTCGACGCGTAGAATTTCCCATTAGTGTCGGTGATGTACTCCAGCCGGTCTGCTGTATTCAGCGCGTTGTCATTCGTGCTGGCGCCGCCCGGTAGTAGGTAGCAAGTCGCGTTCGTGATCGGAACCGAGGCGGACGTGCGAACCGTAAACAGCGCGGTCCCGGCGTAGCAGTTGACCGATAAAAGCAGAGTTGCTAATAGGTATTTCATGGCTCCAAGAAAATCAAAACCCAGCGTGAGATAGACGCGTTGTAAATCAGCATCGCGGACCCGTCTACAGTGGTCGCGCGGTCTGCTCCTGTCATTGTCACTATTCGATTAGATGCGGTTGGGTCAACGCCGGAATCGTGCGCGATTGTCATGTTATTTCCGGTGCGGTTGACTAGGATTATAAGCTTTCCGTCGCGGTTTGGAGAAGCGTTGATGCCGTTAATCGTAAACGCTCCTGTGGGTCCAGACACATCAATAAATACGTTGGTCCCTACAGCCACGGCTGCGTTGTTTCCATTTGCTAGAGACGAGACAGCGTAGCGCGGAAAGGCTAAGTCACCAGTGACATTGTTAGTCCCGGACAAAGTGATTGCATTAGCATTTGTGATGAACTGGCTTGGGATGTGTCCAGAGCCTAGTAACGTTGATGCATTCGCGTTTGTCGCGCCTGACACGTCTCCATTTAGTGCGGAATCGTAAAGCACTAGCGGACCTTGAATCTGGATTGACAGATCGTCTGGACTGCTAATCACAGCAGATGTGTTTGATGTTCCAAGCCCGAAAGTGGAAGCAACCCGAATTGACTGGAACCAACCAGGCGGGTAAGTAAACACAACAGAAGGGTCATTTGTCCCGGAGTACGCGAACCCAACACCGTAGTCAGGTCCAAGCGGATTATCGTCAAACGCGAGCAACCCGCTAACTGATCCGGAGAAGTTGCCGACAAATTTGTTTGCCGCATTCGTGAGCTGCTTTATCCCGCTGACGGTCTGGTTGTTTGTCAACCCAACAAGCCGAGATACCGAAGGGGCGGCTTCGTTAATCGAGTTTGTTGACGAGTCAGATCCAACCGCCGCAACCAAAGCCGATACAACATTGGTCTGTTGCGGAGCAGCCTCTACTGTGTGCGGCAATCTGAGAGCGACAGCCGATACAACCTGATTTGTTGAAAGAGAGACCGAGCCGTAACCATCTGAAAGCGTCACGGAAAGCGGAACTCCAGGCGCAGTTTTTATGACGATTCCGTTTGTGCTACTCCGAGACAGAGACAGCCCGGTAAATGGGTTTGCGGCGAATTGCAGAAAAAGATTATCAACAGCCGACGCGATCACGCTATTCGTCGCAATCTGGGTTGCTGAATCTGATACGCTCGCTTTCCATGTCCGCGTGATTCCGTTGACGGTAATCGTCGCATTGTTCGTTATGCTCGCCGTGTTCGTGACGGTGACAGTCGCGGTTACAATTTCAGCAGCCGATGCCGAGAATGCCAGCAGGAAAAGAGCTATAAGAAGAAGTTTTTTCATGGTGTGATCGGGTCAACGTGCAAAGCTCCATCAGCGCCGAGGTAGAGGTATGCTTTGACTGTCGAATCAGTTGGGCAGGCGATAACAAATCCAGTGTTTTCCTTGCGTAGATAAGTCGCGCTTGCTTCTTCCGCAGAAAGAGCAGTTAATCCTTCAGGAACCGATATTGATCCAGTCTCTATAACCTCAGCTTCTATTGTGACCTGCTGCTGAAAGACAGTCGTTGGAAATCCGCCCTGCGTCATCTCAATCTCAAACCAAGCAGAGCCGGAGCTTGCGGCGCCAATAAGCGTCTCGATCCCAGCAGTGTTAAGCGGAAGGTCAGCGTAAAAATAGTTGTTCGTCAGATCCTTCGCCCAGGTGAACTGCTGAGTCACGAGCGCGGTGCCGGAAGTCCCAGTCTTTTGCCCGATGCCGACGCGCAAGGAAATGTTGCTGATGTTGATGACGGAATAAGGGGCGCTTACAGGATAGGTGCTTGTGCGCTCAAGCAGGTAGACGCGAAGCGAAATTGTATCTCCCTGCACAAGCTTCGGCATCACACCGACGCTGGTTGAAATCGTTCCGGAAACGAGCGTCCCGGAATTAGTATCTACGTATAGAGAATACTGCGCCATAGTCTCTCCTTTTGGGATGTGTCAACGTCACTCGATTAGCTGCAACATGTTCATTGTGTCGTTGTAATGAGCCGCCAGAACTGGGAACGTAATGTCACCTTGACCAAATCTTCCAAGCTCCCAGCTAACATAAGCAAAGACAGCAAGCCTTTCCGTGCATTGGTAGACGAGCGGCGACTGGTGAAATACCGGCCAGATTACATCCAGTGTTGCTCCACCAGGACCAACGCTGCTAGCCCCGTCCGGGAACGGCTCATAGACGCCATTCCGAAAACATCCGAGCGAGAACGGAACTGCGCTGCTTGACTGTGACGCGATCTTCGTTTTCGGGTCAACAACAGGAAGCTTTCTCACAACCGCTTTGCGTATATACCAGAATGGATTCTGGTATCCGTTGAACGGCAAAAGTGGGTCAGTGTCGCGCTGGCAGTTGTGACAGGCTATCCGGTAGGTGATGGCTGGTGTCGCGTTGAGGATCTTTGGATTAGTTGCTTTCGACTCCTCTTTAGCAGGGTTAATGGTCCTGTACAAATCTGTGATCGGTCCATACCACGGGCCAGGCGGCGGCGGTGTGTTTGGGTTTATGTAAGCCTGAAGCTGGACCTCGCGGCTTCTGATTGGTTGAGTTTTCGCGAACCACCTACCAACAGACCCAGTGACAGTCCACATGTCTGTGGTTAGTTTGTGATATGGCTTTAGTGATTGCTTTACAGAATCCCAAACATAGCAAAAGACACCAAACGGAAGAGGAACGTCTAGGTCGACTCCCGCCACTGGGGTTTTTGGGGCGTCCATTCTAACAATTTTTTCGTAATCATTAATGCCGCCATGCGGTGTCTGTTGAGTCGACTCTACAGCTACCTCGATGCCGAATTTAAGCTGGTCTAACTGGAGAGAATAAATAGCATCTGTAATTGTGATTTCTATGTAGTAGAATCCTGGGGCTGATTTCGAGTCGCAATTAAACCTAAGCTCATACGTGTCCGGGAATCCACTCACGTAAACAATGCTGTGGTTTAGCCCTGGAATGTTAGTATATACAGAAATAGAAGGGGGCGAGGTTGTTGGAGGTTTATCATAATTTTCAACAGTCGCAACAGCTATTCCAGCGATGCCGTGATCTCCGGCCCTTACAATCACACCTTCATCTCCTCCAATCCAGAACTCCCACCGGGCCGACTTCTGGTTTGGGTTGTGGTAGTTAACACCGTTGTATCCTCCGCTTCCGTATGAGTTGTAAAGCCACGTAAATCCCGATGATTTTGACTTTATTATTCTTCCTTCCTCGCGCGGACCAATCCAAAAAACATCTGTATAGTCTCCAGCGAGGTTATTCGATCCTCCTAGAACTCCCCATGGGCCGCTAGTGATTAGCTTGTAATGATCTATTCCTGAAAGCTTCTCGTATGCATCCCTTCGGATGTCGTTCAGTTTCTTCAGCCATTTCCCGGAATAGGTTTTTTTCAGTTTTGTTTGAGCGTACGCAACGAGTGCGTTGACCTCATCTCCGCTGATTGGTTGGCCTTCGGTGACCATAGATCAAAGCCACTCACCAACAGTTGAGCCGATAGACAATGAAACCCAATAGCCGCCAGCGTCAGGATTTCTCGGTGGGTTGCTCGCCGCGTTTGGTTTGCTCTTAACGCACACGAAAGTACCAGAATTAGGACCGCTTCTCACAACCACAACGTCCTGCTCAGCGTAATCACCTGGATATGTCGGGCTGTATTCACCGCGAAAACTCATGCCGCCTGACCTTGGAGTTGATTGCGCTTGAGCAGCCGGTATATACTGCACTCCTCGGCTACTGACCACCATTGATTGGTTCGGCGCGTGGCATGGGCGCTGAGCCATCAAAGTGTCGTAAACCCACTGCATGAACTCAGCCTGTGCGCCGCTGCCTGTTGGTCTTCGCGGTGTCATACAGCCTCGTAGAGAGTTGATGACCACTGCTCCAGCCAATATTCGGTTTGAATGTCAATACGCCCTTTGGCGTTGCTGCGCTCAGTCGATGCGAGCTTGCGCCATCCCCAGGAGTAGCCATCAACGGCAGTCGGAGTGTAATTCGCTTTAATGCTCAACAGTTTTGCCTTGAGTCTCCCGGGTATTGGGTTGACCCACAGGGACGCGTCAGAAGCCTCTGCAATTAGCTGGTCGAATGTGTAGAGCTTTTCGACGTTCTTGTCTGAGACGTTGGTTTGATACCTGTCCGACACGTTAGTTGTGTGCTTCAGGACAAACTGCGAAACGGCGTAGTGCGTCGTCCCGCTCTTCATCAGCTTATAAAAACTCACTGCGTTCCCGGTGAGCGGCGGGGAGATAGTCGATAACTCCGCACTCTCTTTTATGTTCGCGTTGATTGAAGATTGAACAGAGTCAGATAACTGCCGAAATTTCCAGTGCTCGCGAATGTCCTTCTGCAACTCGTTAGCGGTTATCTCCCATGTGTCTGTTACCGTCTCATCTTGCCCATCATCAGCGGACGGCGCAGATGCAACGATTGTGCCGTTTAAGCCAGGCTCGAATGTGTATTTGTAACCAAGCTTTTCGAACGATGCAGCTATTGAATAAAGCCCGTTTGGGTCTGGGCATTGCCAAACGATTTGCCGCTCGATCCCGTTTTTTGGATCATAAGTTATCCGGTCCCGCTGGCGAACTGGTGCTCGTGTGCCTGTTATGATTGTGGACATTAGTATGACGTGCCCCATCCGTTGTTAGCGTTTCGAGATTGATCCTCAAGAACGCGGCGAATTTTTTTCAACTCTTCGTTGCTGGACTTTTGAATTGTTATAGTTGTGTCTTGCATCGCCGAGTAAGCACCGATCTTTTGAAGCTCGTTTCGGCTGCCGGTGATTTGGAGTTTATTCTCCTTTTCGGCTGACTTTACTAATGCGGTGCGGTCTTGACCTAACTTCTCAAAGGCAAGTGCAGCTTCCAACTTTTGCGAGTCTGTGCCGGTCGCCATTTTCTTGCGGAGCTCTGCGCGTTCGCGGTCGATAAAAGCAATGCGCTCCGCTGTAGTCATTGACGCCAAATCCGATTGCCGTTGCTCTTCCGCCAATTTCTTTTTCAGCGTTGCAATGCGCGTTTCGATGCGTTCGCGTTCCTGGGTGGACATGCCTTCAACCTTGGCTTGCGACTTCATGTCGACCGGAGCGCCTTCGTTTACAGGCTTCACTTTCCAGAGGAAACGGATTGCGTCGGCGTTGGCTTTGATAACGCGACTAATAATTCCTCCTTCGTTTGCAGCCGGGCTTAGAGCATTGTCTATAATTTTGCGAACCCCGCCGCGAATCACCTGCATGTCGTCTGAAAACCTCTTATTCGACTTCACATCGGAAGCATCGTCAGCGAACGGGTCACGCGCATTCGCAAAGGCTCCGCGCTGCAATCCAGGTGTCAGGTCTTGATAGGTTTTCCCGAGCACTTTGTTGAGCGCGACAAGTTGCTCTGTTGAGAGCTTTGCGCCTTCAACGGACTTTGAAATCTCAGAGAATATCTGATCTGGAGACTTTGACTTAATGTCGTCGACCTGCACGCCGATTGCTTTAAGCGAGTCTATCGCCTCGGCGTTTCCTGATTCGGCTTCGATTGCTGATTTTGCAATATTGCGATAGGCCGCAGTTACAGTGTCTATACTGGCCCCGGTTGTTTCAGCCGCGTATTTAAGAGCCTGGAATCGCTCAACTGATACATCGAGCTTTTGTGCTCCGTAGTCGATCTCTTTAGCCTCGTTGGCTAGCGACTCAACAAAACGCGATGCGCTCGATAGTATCGCAGTCCCTGTAAACGCGGAACCGATAGAGGTTGCGAGTTCTCTTGCGATGTTGCCGCCGCCTGCACGCGCAACGCTTTTTGCGTCTTCCATCCCGCGCTGGAATCGCGATATATCAACACCAAGAATGGCCATCAGTGACGGCATGCTGCCTCCTTCGCTTCTTCTTCCTCAATGTATTTCCGGAATGCTTCATTTGCGCTGTTCCAGACTTTCATTGCGCCATCGCTCTCGAGGTGCGCTTGGTAAATCATTTGAGCTAATCCAAGAGGGAAATCGAATACCGTTGACCATGTCTCGCTGTGCTTCGTGACTAGCAGTGATGCGAGGCGCAAAAGGAATGGAGCGCCCGGTTGCCTGCCATACTCGAACCCGCTTGACAAGCTGTCATCTACCTCAAAAAACAGCGACCCGGCAGCGCGGTATTCAAGGAATGCTTTTGCTTCCAGGGAGAAGTCTGCCTTGCGAGTCTTCCACCTCCAAAGCGTTGTCTTCAGAAATAGCAGCTTGTCGCATGACAGCTTTTGAATTCCGCCCCATGACTCAGAGCACGCCAGCGCAGCGTCGTAAACATCGCGCTTTGTGAACCCGCCAGACAGCAGGAGATTCCCGCGTCGTATCAACCAAAGCTCATGACCAATAGAATACGGCCTCATTCTGAGGCCGATGACATAGACCGGATGCGGCAAGGCCGCTTGCGCCAAAGCGGCTTCGTGCATAAGCTATCCTGTTATCTTTGTGGTGAGAGACGCATTTTGTGTGGCGTCAACGTACTTGCGCACAGGCAGCGTGACTTTTGCGGCGGCTCCGTTGGAAAAATCCATTTGCTGATCTCCGACGTAGAGCCAGTCTCCGTTCAGTGCGGCAACCTGGAAGTTTGCTGTCGTGACTTTTGACAGAGGGGAGAGGAACACAGCAACACCGGCGGCGGCGGCGCGGGTGGCACCGGATGGAACAAATTCAAGCGTTGCTTCGATGCGCTCGTTGACAGCCTGGAGAGACACATCGTTGTTGTTTGCGTCTTTCGTCTCAGACAAGTCAAACTTATGCGTAGGCTTCACGCCCTGGAGGATGATGGTTGCGTAACCGGAGATAGTAAAGTCGGTCCCATTATCCCTGATGCCATACAGGACTGCTTTACCGGTCTGAATTTCCGCTATTTGAGACGATGCCATAAATTAGCCTTTGGTTTGTGGATAGTGTCAACGTCACTCTATTACCGACGGGTAACAGCGTGCCGTCATTGTGATTGTGTCGCGCCAGTGGTTTTCTGCGGGCTCAGCCTCGATTGATTCGATCGTGACTTCTTCGATTGTGATTTCGATGTTGTTCGAGTGCGCCTCAGCTTCGATTGCCCTTGCAACCTGCGTGCCGTCGCGGTGATTGTTTCCACCTGGGACAAGCAGATCGGCCACAGTGTCAAATAGCTGGTTGCTTGCGTCAACTGCGCCGTCTTCGTTAAGTATTTCTGATTTCACTGCGACCGTTAAAGTCACATCGTAGCAGCCAGCAAACGGCGCATCTTTGATCGGAGTCGCCTTGCTTGAGAATACAACAGCAAACGGCAATTCCTTTTGCGAAGCGCGTTTCGCCGGGTATGCCGTCACGTCGTTCGCGGACAGGAAAGCGGCAACGGAGTTATCGAACTTGGATAGGATGTTGTTCATTTTTGCTGCGCGTTGAATTTTGCTACCTCTGCGTCCATGTCTTTCTGCAACTGCTGCGCAAAGTGCTGTTTCTTTGAGAAAAACGCGTTGCCGACAGCCCAGTCGTAGGCATGCTGGATCTTGTCGCCCTGGCCCTTTCGTGCGTGGTAAAACAGCTTGAATAGTGCGCGTGGGTTGCTAGAGATCTTAGCGAGTTGCGCCTCACCGCGTCCGCCGTAGCCGGTGCTGCCGGGCCATTGTGAGATGCCTAGAAAAAGGCGATTAAACGATACGCGGTATTTAGAACCAGCGTTTAAGGCTCTGATCACAGGCATTAGAACAGCTTTAACCGAGCCGACGCCTTTCTGCCTATTCTGTGACATCTTTCCTGAGTACCGCAGCATCTTAGTTCCATATAGGCCGGTACCACTGCGTTTAGCTACCCAGTATTGAGCTATCAAATGTTTTCGCTGTAGCTGTCTCCGTTTAGCGACGCGAGGCAAATACATGCCTTTGCGCTTCCCGCTATGTGCACGCTTTATCAGTGTTGAAAGAGGTTCATTCATCAGCCTCTTAATGGCCGCACGACGCCGTTGGGCTTCTGTGTCGCTTTGCGGTCCTAGCTGCTTCCAACTATCCACAGCTATGTCAAGGAGCGCCTGGTTGACCGCCGTGGCTGTATCAACCTTTTTCTTGGCGGCAAACCGGTCTATTCCGCTGCGGAAAACAGAGTCATTCCATTGGACGGTATTTGCCATTAAACTCCCTTATCGACGCAGTCACATTCGAGCCGGTAGAATGCATTCAGAGTTTTGCGCACTGAACCAATGACGTATCGTTTACCGTCAAACTCAACAGGCGATTTTGACCGCGGCTCTTCACCCGCGGCAAAAACAGCACAGCGCACCAACAGCACGATGGAATCAGACGGTGACAGCCCACCTTCTGTAAGAGTCATCATGTCCGCAGTCTCGTTCTTAAGGCATTGATACGGCTTCCCGGAGATCGTAGCCGTCATGTTTCCTGCGTCTGATTCGAGTTGCGCCAGGCCCCTCGTGAGTGCATTTCCTATTCTGCTCATAGAAATGAAAAAGGCCGGGTCGGATGCATGTCCGCCCGGCTTGATGAACAACACAACAACCAACCTCAGAAGCGAGCCGTCAGGGTGCCAGAAATCGAGGATGCGTCGCCAGTTGAAGCTCCGAGAGTCACCTTTGCGCGGACATAGCGAGCGGAGTTGCTCGGGATGCGCACTCGCGCGGAATATGCCGCAGCACCAGCGGAGCTTGCCCCGGCAACCTGATCGTTCAGGATGGTTTGGGCAACAGCAGAGAAAGCCGAAGTCGTGCTAGTCTCGATGATGTAATTGACCGTCCTGGTATCGGGCACCATCGTCGCATTCAGCGCCGGAACGTCAAGTTGCAACTCGATAGAGTCTGGCTTGTAGGTATCGGCCCCGAGGTCGATGACGGCGGACTGGGTTGAGCCAGCACCGTTATTAAGCGCGAACGCAGCGGGGTTAAGGCTTGCGTCCTGAATGTTTCTCGCAAATTCGTTAGCCATAATTCGTGATCCTTTCTTTGGGGCTCAGAGCGTCAAAGCCTCGGTGTTGAGCAGGGAATCCGTAACGACAATCGGGATGCCGAAAGCGTCGGTCGGCAGCGGTGCTGGTGCGCCTGTCGGGTTGGTCGCCGTTCGGCTGGCTCGCAACTGTTCGCGGCTTCGAGATGTCATGAACCAGTAATCCGGCTGCATGCCAACGGGCAGCTTGGCCAGGTGCGTGCCGAGCAGGGTATCAGTCAGGCCCTTGCCGGAATCAGCGGTCAGCTTCTTAATCCGGCTGACAGCGTGCTTGTTGACCCACTGGGCGCCGATCCAGCCCTCAAGGCTGTTCTTGTAAGCCGTCAACTCCTTCGAGCTGCGCGTGATGGTCTGCTTGCGCCACTCGCCAATGCTCATAACGCGGTCGCGACCGAAGATGATTCGACAGAACTGGTTCCCAAGCTTGACACCGTAAACACTGGAACCAGTCGTGGCTGTGGTTCCGCCCGCGTCGGTAACGTAGCTGGAATCGACGATCTGGACAGCGCCAGGGAAGCCGCTGGAATTTCCGCCGGTTCCGCTGCCGTACCAAATCTGTTTGCCGATTGTCTGGACGTAGGCCATGCCGTGGCCGGTCGCCTCAAGGGCTAAAGCGTAGTCCTCGCCCTCATCGCAAAGCTGGGCGGCGGCGACATCCATTTCCATCTGGCCGTCGTAGTAGAAGCACTCAACGAGCTTTTGAGCGTAGGTGGATTTCGTCGGCTCGGTCCCCTCGTTGACTTTGCGGAATGCGCCGGTAGGAATCGCCGTGCGCAGCAAAGTAGTGAAACTGATTTTGCCGATAGTGGCCGCAGGGAACATTGCCAGTTCCGGGGCTGCGTTCAAGTTTTCCTCGATAACGCCGATTTCTTTGTCGGTGCCGTTAATTTTCGCGAGGTCGAGAGCTGTCAAATAAGCGTAGGCCATAAAGTTTGTTGGTTAGGAATTCTTTTTCGATTCAAGACGTTGAGCGGCAAGCACGCGGGCGAAACCGTGCAGTTGCGGCTCGTCCTTTTTTGCGCTGTGCGGGTTGCTGTCAGGGAGTGCGGCAAGCGGGGGCTGGCCCTGCTGTGCGGTGATCTCAAGTGCCTTCTGTGCGGCCTTCGCCTCAATCTCTTTCGAGGCCCCGGCGATCTTAGCTTTCAGGTCGGCGCACTCAGCGGCGAGCTTTTCGTTTTCAGCCTTGAGCTTCGCGGCGGACTCGTTCGCGGCTTGGAGATCCGCGTTGGCCGTGGTCAGCAAATCAGCGGACGTCTTGAGTTCGGATTGCAGCGCGGCAATGGCTTCAGGCTCAGAATCGGCCTGGGCTTTGATCTGCGCTTGGAGGTTGGATACTTCGGCTTTAAGCTCTTCGATTTGAGCATTCGCCTTTCCGATGTTGAAAACTGTCCATGCCATACGCACCTGGCATGGTGTCAACAAAACTAATCGTCCATGAGGTCGGAAAGATCGTCTAGAATCCCGTCAACCAAACCAGCCTTTACACCATCTTCGCCATCGAATATCTGGCCCTGCATGTATTCGTCAGGAACTTCGCGCCGGGAGTTAACGGCTTGCTTAAACTGCAAGTAAATCTTATCAACCCTTGCCTGAACCATGGCTTGCTCTTCGGTGGTTAGAGGCTTCCACCATGCACCAGCGGTCTTGTATTTCCCGGCGTGGAATTCCTGCATGCGCTCGCCGTTCTGCGCCATCTGCGCGGATAGATCCATGTAAGCGCACCAGACGCCGATTGATCCAACACAGGCCGACGCTGCCGCGTAGAAATACTGGCACTGCATGCCTAGCCACATACCGCCAGAGCAGCACTCGCTCGACGTGTAACCAACAGTAGGCTTGCCGATGGAAAGGATCTTTCGAGCAACTTCCGGCGTGCCGGTTACCTCACCACCGGGAGTGTTGAAATCGAAAATGATACGCTTGACTGATCGGTCAGACTCCGCAACGTCGATCATTGCAGATACGTCATCAAGCCCGCACCCGCATGCGCTCATTGGAATGTCGGAAGCGTGCCGGACAATGGTGCCGTGAACAGGGATTACGGCGGTATTGCCAACCTGGTAATAGCCGCATTTCTCCTCCATCTCTTCTTTGGCTTCGCCAGACTCAACCCGCGCCATATGCGAGTCAACGATTTTGCAAATGGCAGCATGCCTGGCCCTGGTGACAATCAGCGGCTCGTAATACAGCTTTGAAACGATGTGCGGATATTGCTTCATGACTCGATTGGTTTTGCTGCCGGTTTGTCTTCTGGTTTTGCCGTGGTGTTCGTAATCGTGCTGTAGCTTCCAGTCTCGCGGAATAGCGTTACGGCCTGCTCAATCGAAATGCCGAACTTGTCAGACTTTTCCTTTGCGCGGGTTAGCAGGTCTTCAATCTCAACATCCTGTTGTTTCCGGACATCGTCTCGCCAGTGGTCGCCGCGCTTTGCCGCAACACGTTGAAGCGTTGTCGCGCCTGCCCCGAGTTCCTGTAAGTCAACGTCGCTTTCGTATTTGCGATCGGCTGTAATGTCTCCGGGTCCGTAGTGGTAAATCTTATACCACTCTTTATTCTCAGGAAGGAACCCGCTCTTGATTGCTTTCGCAACTCCGTATGTATCGACGCGAAGGCATGTCTTGCGGGCAGCTTCCCGGCGCTTGTTGAGCACGCGGTTTATTCGGTCCACAATGACGCGCATAGGAGCGCCTCCAACCGCGGAAGGATCGAGTGAAAAGAACGAATCCCATTCAATACCTCGGAAGGCATCGCGCACCAGCATTTCCTGGAAACGCTGAGAGTTTGCGCCGGGACGGTCATAGTGAAACGGCTCAAGTTTGCTGTTGGTGTTTGCCTTAAAATAGCGATAGATGCCGCCGTCCAGCATCTTCATTTCCGGGGCTCCGCTTGCTGTCGCTGACGCTGCAGAGCTTCCGGTGACAAAATCCTTTGCTGAATCAGCCTCTCCGCTCTCGTTGTGCTCAATCAGCGCATTTGCCGCGCAAGCCTTCTGAGCCATCATCTCAAAACGCTTTGACTCTCGCTTGTCCTGCCAATCAAAAGCCGACGACGCCAAAAGCGACAGCCCGCGAAGCTGACCTGGGAACACGGGGTAAAAGTGCAACACCATATCCCGCGTGGAAATGTCGCGATATTCTCCGTTGGAGTCATCCGACATGAAAACCCGGTAAGCAATCGGGCGGTAGTAGTCGTTGACGATTACTCCGTCAATGATCCTCGCGCCATCGTATAGCCCTCCTTTGACCACGCTTTCTGTCTGCGACCTGGATCCGATGCGGTGCGACGGGATCAGTTGAATCATCGGGTAGCCGGACTCTCCTTGCGTTAGTAAAATGCCCATGTCTCCCACCACGATCGGAAGCAGTGTAAGTGATTGACGGAAGAACCTGCCGTCATACGGTGGGCCAGCAACGTCAAAAATGTTGTGCCACGATTCCAGCCATTGCTCCTCTTGATATCCCCAATCTTGGTCCTCGCCGTAAAACTGCGGAGCAAAGCTTGACAATGCGAGGTCGGCTTGCTCCAACACTGCCCCTTGCAGCTCCGGTATATTCCAAAACATCCATAGGCCAAGGCTGGCAAGGTTACGTCTGCCGCTGGTGGAAATCGTGCGATGGAAATCGTAATCTTGGGCCGGGATTGTCTGCCTGTCATTCTTGCTGGACGCGGCCTGGATCAGAGTGTTTTGCGCGTAGCTTCCCGTCCCGCGCCGGTCAATGAATCTGAATGGTTGCTCAGCCATATGTCAGTAGGTGATCTTGACGCGGTCATTACGCGCAATGTCTGCGTCCGGATAGTCCAGCGGGGCGATGCGGTTTAAAGCTCGTAGGATAAGCTCGATTGTCCGCTCGGTGGAATTGATTAACTGCGACTGTTGCTCAACGTCGCCGCCCTTTGTACGCACAAGGGCGCTAGCCGCTAGCAAGTCCTCTTGCCGTGCAGCCAGCGCCGATTCCAATTTCTCCCGCGAAAGACCGATAAACGGATTCACGCCATAGGCGCGAAGTCAACGCTTACAGCTACTGAATCTTGGTATTATAAAGCATTATCGAAATCATCGTGCATAGACAGACCGAGACAAGCCCGACCGGCCAGAGCTGGGTTAGTGCAAACAGCGATACAATCCAAAGAATTGCAGCAACTCCACAAAGTAGTTTGTAGGCCATGACGACATCCTACCCAAGCCGCTCGTAAAACTCAACCAGCGGGCGCAGCCTTTCGCGCCATCCGTCTTTTCTTTCCTTTGTCCAGAATTCATCTGGCTGGCCGAGCAGAAAATGCCGAACATCGTCAACCTTGTTTCCTACAGTGCGCAAAACAGGTCCGTCCGATAGCAGTGCGTTCTTCCCCGGCGTGCTGGTGCGGATCTTCTCGCGCATCGCCGCAACGCTCAAGTTCTCGCGCTCTGCAAGCTCCAGCCATTCGAGCTGCTTTGCTGCGGGAAGCTCTGAGACTTCGGAGTGATGCGACCACGACAGATTCTCGCGCCGGTTCACGCGGTCGACTTTGGATGATACGAGCGCGTATTTGCGCAGGGTGTGCACGTTGACGTTGTTCGCGTCCGCCCATTCCTTCAGCTTGCCGAGCTTGTCGCCGTATTCCGCCCAATCACCGAGAACCCATTGCAGCGAAGACGATGCACGGAGGATTTTGTGGCCGCACGCCGCCCACTCTTCGAGCGACATGTCTTTGATTTCGCAGCCAACGGCACTGAATTTCAAAGGTAGTTGTAGTTCGGTTGTCATGTTGTTTTTGTCTTCCTGACGTTTCTGTTTCGGTAGGACTGCTTCGCTTCAATGTCTTTCATCCACCGGGAAGGGGGTATTCCGAGGCGGGCGCAGATGGCGACGCACTGCTTGCTGACGGTTGCTTTGTTTACATTCCACTCTTTTGCAATATCAGTCATACTGATACCGTCTAGGTTGACATCGCCTGCTGCTACAAGGAAACACGCGAGCTGGAACTTTGCATTTCGTGATGACGTTAGCTCTCGCGCCCATTCCGCGAACTTCGCAAGCAACTGCTGTGGTGTGCTTGGGCGGAAGCCGTAGTCCTCTGTTGGTGAATCCGGGCCTAGCTCGCTGTGACAGTGCGGACATATCGCGTCACCCGGTTTGCCGCATGACATGCATACGCACTCCAGGGTTTTGTGGTGATCCTCGCAAACTGCTTCCTCGGCTGGGTCGTGTTCGTAGAGCATAAGTTAGGCTGCTTGTTGTTCCTGTTTTTTCTCACTGTCGGTTTTGTATTCTGCTGCTGGGTCCGGGAGGAGTTCGGCAATGATTGCGAATGTGCATTGCATGTTGGCGCAGTCTCGGGCGTGATCGTTCTTGGTCTCCTTCCAGTATGTGCGTGCGAATCCTGTGCGTTTATCGTAATCAACAACCTTGACGCGTGCCGCCATCTGCGCGGCCAGCTCAGCGGCCATTTCGTCATTCTCGTTGTGACGCTCAACCCAGCGCCCGGAGTCGATCAAGGTTTGAACGGCTCCGTTTAGCGCGTGCTTCGAGAACCGAAGGAACGGGCAATACTTGCGGCCTTCGCCAGATTTGCCAGCCTCTGGGTCAGCCTTTTCCAGTGGAGCGTAAGAGCGGTTGACGCGGCGGTTATGCTTTAAGACGTGCGTGTATCCAAGCTGCTTGTCGCCCTTCATGGCTAGCCATCCGTTGCGAACACACATCGCATAGACGCCCCTGTCTCCCTTGGCCTCAAATGCCGAATCCACAGCGACCCTATTATTAGGAACTTTGAACCGAGTTACAAGTTCCTTTATTCCATCTTCTCCGAAAACCTCGCCAAACCACAGCCCCCTTGTTTCATTCTCTGACCATGCGCGGATCATTCCCCAGTATCGGCCCTCTGATTGTTTATCAAACGTCGCGAACCGCATCCGCTCTTCCGGCCACTCGGAATTGATCTCGTAAACCTCACGGTGGAGATTGAGCCCGAGGCGGAGCAGGGAAGCCTCGTCGCGATTCATTGCGCGGCGCTTCTGGTAGAATGCGAGCTTTGGTTTTAAGCCCCCGCGCCGTGCTGCATTGTCTGCTTCCAGCCACAGCTTGACTATCTCCTCCCACGGGTCAGCGATGATGCATTCCCAGTGAAACGTTTTGCGCTTAGGGTTGTCCTCGCCGTACGCTTTGTAGTCGCCGCAACGGTTCCACTCGGCTTTCGTTTTCGGGCAATCGAGCACGGGCTTTCCGCAGTGTGGGCATTCAAATCGGACGGTCTCCAAACAACGCGGGATGTTCCAGTCTCCATTAGCCAGCTTGTGGTGGTCCCAGGTGATGCCCCAAAATGAATTGTCTGCGCGTTGTCCGGAGAAAACCGGCTCGTATCGTTGTCCGCAGTGCAAGCATGCGGTTTCCCATTCGTGACGCTGGCCGGATTCGCAAGCGCGATTCCATCCGCATTTGTCAATCTCAACGCCCGGCGCCGGGCCTCCCTGGGAGATGCGGACGATTTTACTGCGGTCCTCGCGCTGGTAGTCACCGATACGCCCCTCAGCCTCCGTCATGATTGCCTGATACAGCCAGCACTCGTCCATGACTAGGTGCATGACGCCCTTGGTTTGAAGGTTGTTTACTGACGGGCCATAGACCCACAGGTTATTGCCGTCCGCAAATTCAATGACTCGCTTCGATACGTCGTAACGCCCGAGGTTGGCCAGCATCTGCTTAATGCTCGGAACGCTTTGAAGCGTCGGCATTAAAATGTTTTGGAAATGCTCATCTGCTACCGGGTCGGTCTGGAGCAGGAAAAGGGTAGGGCCTGGATTGTTCTCGCGAGCCCACGCGATGTAAATGTCAGCCATCAGTGTGCCGCCGCCGCGAACGGGCTTCAATATGTTCACCTCGCGGACGCGGTCGCTTTGCAGTGCTTCGAGCGGCTTGATGAAATGGCGGGAGCGGTCAACGTCGAAAGGACCGGTGATTGTGAGTGGCGGCTGGAGATCTGTGTTATAGCGTGACCATTCGTAGATCGGTCGGAGGTCACGGCGGCGGAATGAGGATTCCCAGGCGGAGCGGATCATTCCGGAAACTCCTTCGAAAGTTTTCTAAACTCGATCATAAGCTGATCGTATAATCTGCGACCATAGACGCGGGCCTGCGGAACGTCAAGACCAGCGACGGCTGACGGGTATTCGTTCACAAGTTTTGCTTCTGCAATCTGTGAGACTTGAGATAGAGCGCGTTGAATGGCTGCGACGATTTCGACTTTTAGCACGCTTTTCCCCTGGCGCTCGTCATTGATGATTTTGAGCTTGCGGACTTCCTCGCGGTACTTCGGTCCTTTGGATTTAAAAAACTCCTCGTCTGTCATTCCGTCCTCGCTTGCGGTTGCGTGTTCTGCGATCCACTCGATAAGCTCGGATTCTCGGACGCGACCACCAGCCTTGAACGCTGGGCAGCCAGCTTTTTTAGCCGCGCTAATGATTGCTGAACTGATTTCCAGGGCTCCGGCGGCTTGGCCGATGCTCTCGAATAGGCGGTCTTTATCTGGTTTGCTCATAGTGAATGGTTATGCATCATGTGTGCTTAAAGTTTTTTGACCCCGCGTGGCTTAATGACGCGGTGCATCGGTAACCC